TGTAATCATTGAGTCTGGACCAACGGCCGTCCAACTACCATCGCCGTGATCAAGAATCAGCAAAGTTGTAGATGTTTTGAGATCATCAAATATGGCAACGAGATCTACGGGGTTAGGCAGAACCGGAGTATCGGTGGATGAACCATAAAGGAATCCCTCTAGATACTCGACAAAAGGATCAGCCAGATCATCAATCTCAAGGATCAAATGCGAAGACGGGGCATACCCGGGAATAAGTACAGGTTTGGTTGTGAGATTCCACACGAAATTTGACAGATTAGTCTCTTGACTCAGTGACGAGTAAGCCTTAGAATCTACCAAAAATGTAGGATTGTAAACCAAATGAATCCTGTACTTATTCCCGGATAGCATTGTTCTGTATGAGAAACCGTCGAACATAAACCCAGTATCCAAGATTGGTGGATACGTATATGCGTCAACAGATGCTGAAAATTCCTCCGCTAGAAATCTATCGAACCGCTTAACCCCTTCGAGGTAATACGATGCTGATTCCGAACTTGGATTCTCAGTAACAGAGATCAAACCATTCCAAGGAACAGCCGACTCGTTTGTTGGATAAAGTACCCCATGATCTACGGCGTTCTCATAAGGGACGGTCGTAGGAATATCCCAAGTGAGTTTAGCCATAGGTCATGCCTTTCTATACAGGATAGGGCGTCAAAGTACCACCATCGAAATATGGACCATCATAAGTACCCTCCACAATTAGAAGATTGTCCCACCAAACGTCAGAATCGCCACTCTTTTCACCATTGAACAGCCTCAAATACCAGTCTGTCACATTAAGTGGAATGGTGAAGGTCAGACGCAACTCAGTTGAAGTCTTCGCGGCATTAGTTGCCTGAGGACTGAGTGCGGCCAAATAACCACCAACATTATAGGTGAAACAGATTCGACGACTTGATGTGGACACTCCAACATGTGCGTTTTTCATATAACATGTTGCCAGAATGGTGTATGTTTTACCGGCAACCATGCCCCGTGGAGTAGAACTTGATGCCACTTCAGCATAGGCGGTTCCCGAAGTCGCATATGTTGACTTTATGCGAAGAGACTTACCACTCAGACTCCAAATCGAAGATTGGAATGCTTTAGCTGATCCCCCAAGCACATCGATTACGCCAGAGGCATTAAGCACACTTGCGCTAGCGTTTACTACACCCAACCATGCGGGAATAAGATCAATGTCAAAAGCCTCAGAAATTGAACTATTGGCTGCGCCTTTCCATCGATAACCAGCGCCAGACTCACCATCGAAATAACCACCAGTATCAGTTTCAACAATCTCAGCAATATCTACACTCGTTCCTACTTGGGGAAGTGTGGTGTAAACATACAGATTGTAGCCGTCTTCTGTTCCAGATAGCGGAACAATTCCAGATACTCTGGCCCACTGATTAGCGATCAATGCGATGCTGGCAATACCCGCATTTGATTGATTGCCACTATTAACTCCAGCAGCATAGCGAATGGCATTAAACGATACCGTTTCATCTCTGGAAGAACGTACGGCGAAACTAATAGGTACAGAAACCCCAGCCGGAAGTGATCCGGAAGTACTACGAACAATGTAACATGCGCCTACACCACTCGCCGGAGCAACCGTCCATGTTGTTCTGAAGAAACTATTTGCCCCTGATGGGGTCACTCCAGAAATGATAGATGTGGTAGACACTCCGGGAGCAGCTCCTGCCCAGCCATTAAGCATAGCGGTCGACACACCTCTAGGTGCCGGATTAGGAAAGGTGTTAACCCTATCTCGAATATCGTATGCTCCACTAAAGAATGGATTAAACGCCGGAGACTTTTCAATCATTGCATCGCCAGCAATGATCGCCGTATTAATCGGACACGCTAACGTGTATCCCAAAACAACGCCTCTATTAAATACTCCAGTGGCGGTAACGGTTCGCCAATATGTCTTTGTCCCATCACCATGATCAACTGAGCCGGATGCCACATCTGTCCAGTTTCCGGGATCAAAAGCTATGGGATTGGCAGGAAGAACTGCATTTGGCACGACACGAATACTAAATGTCCAAGTCTCACCAGAAGCAAAGGTTATACCTCCCGCAGCAGACATGTACGCCGTACCAGATGATGCTGTCGTGAACAACATCTTCCTAGCAAAACCAGTACGGAACCGTGCATCCGCAATCACAGTATGTGTTCCTGCACCACCGGTACCAAAGGAACCGCCCCAAGTGCTATCGGGCATGGGTGTTGGTGCATAATTTCGTCGAATTTCAATAGTGCCAGAACTCGTCTCCAATGCCGGATTAGTCGCCAGATTTGTAAGAACGCGTTCCCCAATAATCCTTTGCGATTGCGAACCATTAACCGTGCCAAGCCATCTTGTGTATGGGCCGCCCAAATATAGAATGATCTCTTGCGGAGTGGGTAGACGCGGCGTGGTGGTATCTGAACCATAGAGAATATCCTCTATCGCACTAAGCATCTCTGAAGTGACATCCCCAGAATCAATCACCAAATGGGAAGACGGCTTGTAACCAGCAATGTACTTGGGTGTAGTGCTACATGCCCAGTTGTTGATCATTGCTTCGGTTGAATCACTGAGAGTGGCGTACTCTTTGTCTGCAGGCGCAGCCAAGATGTTGTACACCATGTGAAGTTTATACCTCAGGTCAATGCCTAAAGTGTCGTTGCCGACCTTGGTCCGATATGCGAACCCAAAAGATCGTCGAGGTTGCTGTCCAATGAACAGGCCATTACCTGTGGATGCGAATCCGTTGCAATTGGCAAACTCTTTGGGCGAACCAATGGCCGAAATAGATAGGGCAAAATCTTCGGAAGTAGGCATCTCAAGAAACTTTACGCCGTCCAAGTAATAAGGATCAGCGTTACCACCATCAGAGGATTCACTTACGGAGACAAGTCCGCCCCAAGGAACACCTGCGCCACCATCATTTGGGAAGAATACGCCTCGGTCTACGCCGGTCTCAAACAACCGTTCTCCGGGCTGATCCCATGCGAGTCTAGTCACGAGTCCTCCTATCCCTTGGTTTGTAGTTGTGCCTGACGCTGGGCGTTAAGTTCCCGCTGACGAGCCATAGCGTCTGATGTGTTCATCTTCTTCGGCGGGGCGTTCTTTAGATTGCAAGTCTTGACCAATGCCAAAAGCCGATTCAAATGCCAGTCCTGACATGGGTCAAACGGAATTGTCAAAGTCACAAGCCAGAAGTAGATGATCTCTGCCGTGATGATCTCTCTACTTGGCGGACGATTTGCAATGTTGCTGAACCAAGTGGCAGTCATCTTGGCCTCAATGTGCTTACTAATTTTGGATTTGTCACTTGACGTAAGTCTGGACAAAGTTCCCTCTGGAATTGTGTTGACCACCATACATTCAATGTATGATCCAGCTTCCTTACTTGTTTTGGGAACATCACTGAGAAAGGGCTTTTCCCAGATGCCCTCCCATTTTGAAAGAGAGGCCAGAGAATGCTCGATCTGAACAGTAACACTCGGCGCGATGACAAACTTCTGTGTCGCCTCGTCGTAGTTTTCTTGTTCGGGGATGATGATTGTGAGCATTGCTCTGGCCTCCTTTCAGGTAGATCAGGTGAAGCTGTAGAAGAAGTCGTCGTCGACGCCAGCCTTGAGCTTGTAACCGACCTTGGGCACGGCGATGACCGTCGTATCCTTGGTGGTGACAACCGGACCGGCAGCCTTGATGACGCCGTCGATGGTGTAGTCGATGCCAGTGGTCGTGGGGATGGTAATCGTGTGAGTACCAAGCACGTACACAGGCATGACCGGGGTAGCGTCGATGAGGACGGTACCGATCAGGGTGAAGACCTCTGCCGGGAGGGGCAGACGGGGATCAACCGCGACATCACCAAACAGGACCAGCTCAAGAGCGGCCAGCTTGACGGAATCAACCTTGGTGGAATCGATCACGATCAGCGCAGTGGGCTTGTACCCAGCAACGTCAACCTTGGTCGTGGTGACTTCCCAGCTGAAGGTGACAGCCTCCGGAGAGTCGTTGACCGTGGCGAAAGCCTTCTCCGACGGAGCAGCGAGTGCGCCGTACACGAGGTGGAGCTTGTAGCCCAGATCAGCATTGACATCGTTACCGACCTTGGTGCGGTAGACGAATCCGAAGGGCTGACGCCCCTGCTGACCGACAGAGACGCCGGTGAACGGAGCGGCAGTGCCGTCGCAAACACCGAACTCGTCGGGGTAGGTGTAAGCCTCAATGCTGCAGCCGAACTCTTCAGCCGAAAGCAGGTTGAGGTACTTCATGTTGTCTGCATAGACCGGATTGGCCTCTGCACCGGAAGGACTCTCGGTAACGGCGGTCAGACCGTTCCAAGCAACGCCCAGCGGGTAGAGACCCAGAGCGTTCTGAGGGTACATAACACCCTTGTCGACACCGGTTTCGTAAAACCGCTTACTGGTGGCATCCCAAACAAGCTTTGCCATTATTGCTCCTAAAAGTAGATTTCGTAAACATCGTGGTTGAGGTTATCTGCTACGAAATGTCGTGTGAAACGCGTGAGAGGCAAACTCTTGACCTTGTCCGGAATATCGCTATCCGGATCAGAGTCAATAACTGTGGCGGTATAACACTTTGTGCTGTTATAGACCGCGTTGTTAGCGTGCTTGTCCTTCTCTTTGGTGCGTTCATACACGACACAGGGGTATTTCATTGTGATGTTGGGAAGGGGCTGGAAATAGATGTTCCCAGTTCCCGACACATCAATCAGTTTCTGGTGCAGGTTCAGGCGTAGGCCCATTGTACACACCCCCTAGCGTCAATATTAGGCGGGGGCTCTGAACGTCCACTTTAGAGACAATCCAGAGCACTCCCGCCCATTCGACATAGCGCATAGCGAAGAAGTGTGCATTGGCAAACGCATCAGCAACGATACTAATTGAATTACCAACTGAAATATCATTATTGACTTTAGTGCCGTTTTCTAGTTGACGAGAAATGCGAAGAATGTCACCATAGTACGGATACTCAGTGATGACATCCTTCCACACTCCTGCGACGGTTTCTACGGCAATGCCATAACCAACTTTACCGAAGAACTTCGCCATGCTGACAGATACCTATCAGGCCTCGTAGTTGAAAGCCCACTCGTCGTCAGCGTTGGACGCGAAGAAGTACGCGCCGGAAGCCGGGACAGCGATCACGGACAGGGTCTCATCCACGCCAAGCGTGACGGG